AACATATTGCGTGCTAATTTTAAGAAGTGGTCTTTGTTACCTTTACCTTCTTCTATTAATTGATATTCTTGTTGTAAAGTTTTCATTTGTTATAAATATTAATAATAAAGTAAGACAGCTCCTGTTGATAAAGAAGCACTAGTAACAAAAATTGGTACTGTAAATCCTGCAGGTATAACCAAAGGAGCAGCAGCTGTAGCTAAAACATTTCCTTGGAAATCTTTTAATCCCGTAATAACAGCATTTGAACCTGATACTACAGTAAAGCCAGCGTAACTACCTGTTGTAGATGTAGATATTACTATACCGGTTGAATTTGATGGAATATTTGCCATGTTTTTATTTTTTAAATAGTTCTATTAAGTCGTTTAAATAATCGTTTGCTAAATCAGTACCATAAACAATACCAAATGATTGAGGATTTTGTCTATAATAATCCATAGTCTCATGTTTGGCTTGTTGTAATAATGGTAATAATTGGTTTAATTTTCTTTCTACCTCATCAAATCCCATTAAACGAGAGGCAATAAATTGTTTATTGTCAGGATTTTGAATATTTAAATCCTGAAGGTATTGTTCAACATTAGTATTTGCTTCTTTAATTGGTTTTTTAGCTAGTTTATATTTAAATTCATTAACTTTTTTCCAACCGGCTTCACTATAAGCACTATAATTTTTCTTTGAAGGTTCACCACCAAATGCTTTTGGAGTTGCGTAATTTTCTCCTTGACCTCCTGATGTAAATCCTGAACTAGAAGATATAGTAGATATTTCATCTAATTTGTCTTTAATAGCCGCATATTGATCAGGATAATATTTGCGTAAATGAGTTCTAAAGGTATTAAATAATGTTTTTAAATTATCATATAACTTAACAACAACGGCATCATCTTTTCCTCCAGGTGATTTAACTAATGCTGATAATGCTTCAGTTGCTGTATATAATTTTTCTAATGAATCTGTAAAACTAGCTAATTTAATTATTTGACTATCAACAGCTCCCGTTTCAGAATCTACTGATTTTGTTTTAAAATAAGTTTTTAAGTCAGCAGAAAAGAAATCATGTTCCATATCTACAGGACCATAAGTTTTCTCAATACGTTGTATTAACGCAGGATCTACTTCTGTAGCATTAAGGGTTTCTTTTGCCTCCGCTATTTTATACTTATACTTAGCCATTTACTTTAGTAAGTTCTTCTAATAATTCGTAATATTGTAACAAATTAACTAAATCATCATTACCTACGTTAGCTGTTTTGCTTAAAGGAGTTAACATATTATTAACTTCATTCAATTTAATTTGAATAGCTTTATCAGTTACTTTTTTAACTTGTTTAGTTAAAGTAGCTTTAATTTCTGTAATTTTAGTATTATAAAATTCTCTTAATTTAGGAGTTGAATCGACTGAATTAATGAATTCTTTTAATACTGATTTTTGGTTATCATTTAATGAAGCATATTTACCATTAAACTTTTCCAACAATACTTTATATGTTAAAATACGTAAATCTTTATCGTATGATTGAAATTCGGTTAATAAATCATCCTCAACCTTTTTCTTATCAACTTGTTTTGTTGTTAAGTTTTCTAAAATAGCAATTTTATTAGAAATAATTTGATCAGGGTTAGATAACATTTCGCTATTATATATTTCTACTAACGTATATAACGCAGCGTAAGACTTATAATTAGATAATTTAGTTTTAAAGAATTCCTCTAAGTTATAATGCTTAGAAATTTCTTGGATTAAATTATATTTTTGTCTTTTTAATGCTCCTCTATTTAAGTTTTTTGAAGATTCAATAACGGAATTAATTACAACCTCTGCTTTACCTTCTGTTAAGTTTTTGTGTTTAGTAATTGTTTCGTATAATTTATACTCTCTACCTAACTCAGTTTTAACAAAATATTTTTTTAATATATTAGTTGCTTTCGAGTCTTTACCCGAAAGTGTATCTGCCGTTATTTGTCTTACCAACAATTCAAACAGGATTCCTGTATTTTTATACTTAGAATGTTTAATGTTCATTCCCCAAAGGTTTTGTTATAAATATATAAAGATTCTTATTCCTTTAACTTACTTTCATCTAACAATGAATCTCCTAATGTTGAAATTTCGGCTGTTACTCTTTTACCTAAACTTTCAATCAAAGTTCTGTTTTTAAGATATACTTGTTTTGCCTCTAAAGATAATGGAGAACCTCCTTTAGGTTTAGGATTAATACTATCTGATTCGTTATCATCATTTTTCATACCTTTAGCACCTAATCTATCTTTACCAAAATTATCATCTTGAGTATTACGATCAGTTGCTTTTTCCTCAGGACGACCTAATTCTAAATCATCTCCGTATCCTACGGGAACATTTTCGGGTTGATCGTACATTCTTCCTTTACCATATAATGATGCCAAATCGTGTGGTGTACCATATGATTTACCTGTTACTTTAGGGTCGTTACCTTCCTCAGCAATTTGGTTATAACGGAAAGCACGTTTTTGGTCTTCGGCTAACAAGTCTCTGTATTCATCATACTCATCTTGGCTGAAGTGGAATACGTTATCATAAATCCAATCAGTAGGTAATAATTTAGCTTCCATAATCTTTTGAGCTAAATCAACCTTTTGAGTTAACAACGCAATTTTTTCCTGATCGTAGATAATAGAAGGTGTAGTTAAATCTAACTCAAAGTTAGTTAATTCCTCACCTGTATAACCTTGAGAATATAAGTGTACTAAAGCAATCTTATATAATTCAGATAATGTAATACGCTGAATACGATCAATTGTACGAGCAAATCTAATATCTTCTGCTGCTAATGTAGCTTTACCACTTAAATCCTTATCGTAACCCATAAATGCTTTAGGTACTTTAAGAGCGGCAAACAATTTATCACGTAAGTAAGTAACGTCTTGAATACCATCATATTGTAAACCGGGAGCGGTTTCAATTTTAGTAGTAGTATCATTACCTCTCATTGGAATGTAAAAATCTTCCAATAAGTTTTGCATGTTATACTTTAAGTTATACTCACCTGTTTGGTTATCCATTAATGGAGTACGCTTCATAGTAGAAATAGTTTTCTGCATGAAGTTTTCTACTTCGTTTGGAGGAATAGAACCAACGTTAATATAGAATATACGACGATCTGGACTACGAGAAATTCTATGAATTAACATAGCATCTTCCATTAGCACATATTGTTTAAAGATACGACGAGCTGGTTCCAAATATGAACGACCATAAGGAAGATAGTTAACATCAGTTAACAATCTAAAGTGAGCCATTTCGTAATTATCAAAATAAATACCTGGTTGATTATCGTTAAATGATCCTAAAGTAGGAGTACCATAATAACCTGAACCACCTGCGTAAATACCTTCTGGTGAGTATCTAAATCTTACAGCATTTGGATGTTCGTGATCATAATTTTCTTGTCTTTCAATATGGTATGCTGTGTATGGAATAACATTATAAACACCATATTTTTCAGCAATTTCCATTTTAAGGAAAAAGTCACCATACTTACACATTTGGCGAATCCAAGACCAAAGGTTAAATTCAATGTTTAATACATCATAAAACAAGTTGTAAAGGATTTGTTGTACATCCTCGTTACTACTTTTAATATGAAGTACTTCGCCCATATCATTTTTAAGAGTAGATTCATCAGCAACAATATCAAGAGCAGAAGCAACAATAGCATCATAATCCATATTATCGTAGTCTGAATAAACCATAGTACGTAAGTACTGCCAGTTTATATTAATTTGAGATCCTAATAAAGAAGATGCTGCTGGGGAATATAAACGATTGTATCTATCTACTAGAGAATTTGTTGCTATATCTCCTGAACGTTGAATTGAGTCAACATCCATTACTTTTAATTCGTTGCCACCCTGATTACGGATGATTACGTCTGTTGAAAACAGTCGTTGTAATCGGGTGAATAAACTTTTATCTGCCATTTTTATGTTTTGTTATATACTATAAATATTTACAAAATCCAACTAATGTCCTCCATTCCCTTATCTGTTTGAACGGAATATGGATTTTTTACTTGGTTTGGATTATAAGCGCCAATGTACGAAGTTTTACTCATATTGCCTAGTGTAGCGCGAGTCATATCGTGAGCTTGTTGTTGGAATTTTAATGATGTATCTCTTAAAAACATAGCAATACCAAATGGCATAACTAAATCATCATTATAACCTATTTGTGCTTCAGGTCTACCGTTTTTCCATACGAATACTTTCATTTCTTCAACTAAACGCTTTGAACGAATTGTTACTGAGCGATCGCCAACAAATTCACGGAATTTATTCACAATTAACGGTCTAGTACGCATTGACATTGTAAATCCAGGGGTCATATCGGATGAACCTTCGTATGTCTTTAAATACGACTCTGCTGTGAGTTGATCTGATTTAGGAGATTGGTATAAATTACGATAACCTCTTTCAATTACAGCATCAATAGTTGCCCATCCAATAGAGGCATTTTCAATTACTAATAATGCTTGATTATATTCTGTGGCAACACCTACTAGAAAATACCCAAATTCTTTAGTAGGTAATTGTCCTCTATATTCAGCAACTTGTGTGTTAGTCATAATATCAATAACATGACAAGTTGAAAAATCTTTACCATCACCTCTAGCTACGTCAGCTACTACCATATAATCTCTTGTATAGTCTGCTGGTTCCCATACCCAAAAGTTTTGGTCAGCGCCTCTTCTTTCAAGAGGATCTTTTACTGTTGTTTGGGATATAAATTCTATCCATTCATTGTAGAATACTACATCACCTGATGTACTAAAATCGCAATCACACTCTTGTGCTGCTAATCTAGGATCTCCTAATAATTCATCTTGACGTCTTCTCCAGTTTTCATCTCGTTCAGGGTGAACGTACCAAGGTAATTTAATAGGTAAAAAGTCGTTTTCAGCATTTTCTGCTGAAACCCATGTTTTATGGAACCAGTTACCTGTTCCAAAGGGAGTTGATAATACAATAGCACCACCACCTGTTGCTAATGTTTGTTGAGCTGAAGCCCAAATTTCACCAATTTGTTCAATAAAAGCTGCCTCATCGACAATCAACAAAGAAACGGCTTCTGAACGACCCGCATCACTTGATGCTGAAGTTGCTTTAATTTGAGATCCGTTATTTAATCTTAATGTTAATTTGTTATGTTCGTCTGCTGGGATTTTAAGCCATGAAGGTAAGTTATCAAACATAAACTTAACCTTTGTAACCATGTTTTTGGCTGTTTCCTGCTTAGTCGCAATACAAAGTACGTTTTTATCTTTATGAAATAACATTAACCATAAAGAATAACCTGCGGCTAATGTTGATATACCTAACTGACGAGATTTTAATACAATTGAGTATGGATTATCTCTAAATAAACGTAATGTTTTTTCCTGAAATGGGTATAAATTGAATATTACTCGACCTCTTTGTGGGTGTTGAATATTACAATATTTTTTCATAAAGTGAGCCGGATCTTGAGCACACTTTAAGTATTCTTCTCTTATTATTTGTTTTAAGTCTTGACTCATAGAGCTATTAATAAGCCCGATATAATGCCAAGGATTCCACTAATGTAACCTAAATTTCTTCGCTTAAGGGCTGTTTTGTATTCTTTTTTATATAGTGTAACCTCTTTATCTTTATTTTCAATTAATTGCTTGTAATCACTTTCGTTTTTAATATATAAAGCAATTTGGGTATCTTTAATTTTAATAATACTATCTTGATTATAAACAATTTTATCTAAGACAACAATAGAGTCGCGAGCAACTCCTAATTGATTTTTTAAATAATCTTTTTCTGTTTTAACAATTAATGCTTTTTTTAAAGCAATACAAGGTACACAGCAAGTTGAATCATTTAAAAGCGTTTGCGAACTCGCGGGCAGCATCAGCATTAGACATAGCAACGATGCGATTATGTTCTTCATTATATTTTTCTTTATATTCATTAGCTTTTTTATTTAAATTACCTAATTTTTTCTTATCCTCATTTACTATATTTCCTAAAACACAAGCCATAGAATCTAATTGCTTAATTTTAGCTGAAGTAGAATCTATGGCATTGTATAAAGAATCGTTTTGAGCATGTAATCTATCTAATTCGGCTTGGAATTTTTTATTAGATGGTAAAGCAAAAAGGACAATTAAAGTAGCTATTAAAGCACCTAATCCAAAACTAATTACATGTTTCATATTATCCAATTAAATCACCAGTATCAATTTTAACGTCTCTTTCTTTGAACGCTTTTACTAATTCTGGTTTCTTAATAAATTGTTTTAAAGCAGCCATTTTCTTATCTCTTTCAACTCCTTTTTCCATACCTTTTACTTTAGTAACTAAAGTTTTAAGTTTAGATTTAAAGTCTTCAAATTGGTCGTTAGGAATTTTAAATTTAGAAACGGTTTTTACTTTTTCTTTTGCTAATTCTGCTTTAGTAGGTTCTCTATCTTCATCTTCTTCCTCTAAAGTAACACTTTCACCTGCTTTTAAAGTATTAATGGCTGTAGTTTTATCTTTAATTTTTGAAAAATTAGGATCTTTTTGCATATCAACTACAGCTCCTGCTCCAACATAAGTAGCTTCATCTATATTTTCTTCAGAAAGAATTTCTACAATATATTCTTTAATTTCTGCTTTTAACTCAGATTTTTTCATGATTATAAATATTAACCAAAAATTGTCTCTTTAATTTTAGCAATACGTTCTTCTGTTGTACCTTTTAATTCAACTAATTTTTTAATTTTATGATTACTTCTATACAATAATAACTTAATTATATTATCAATAGTTTCTCTATATTGTAAATCAGTTTCTCTAACTCCATTATTTTCCATTTCAACACCTTCAGGAGACACATAAAATACATAATCGTATTCTGAAATTAATTTATAAGCAGCATCACAAAATGCCTCTGCTTCATAATACTCAATTGATTTAGCTGCTTTAGTAAATGCCATAACATCAATTACAGTTCTATCTGTAATAATATTTTCATTCATTAACTCAGCGCAACGTTCAGCTAAAAATACAAATTGACCTTTTAATGTAGAATCAGTATTCAATGGAATACCTAAATCACGTAAATACTTAGAACGTTCAGTAGCAAAATTATATCCTTCAAATTCAGGTA